GACTTCCAGCTTGTGGTGCTGGTGCCTGTGGTGGCTGGTATCCTGCTTGTGCAGATGGTGTTGACTGCATTGGCGCTGAAGCTGTTGCAATAAACTCATTTTGATCTGGCGTTAACGCAGCCAACAGTTGGTTCTGATCGCTGTATCCGTTAGTGCCTTTCTTAATGCCAATTTTAGCACAAATTTCCATAGCGTTCAAGTCATACACACCTGAGATGTTTCTAAGATTTTGCGCTGCGTCAGTCATATCGGTTGATTTAAGATTGTTGGCGCTTTCCACAATCTGGCGCAATGTTCTTAGGCCAATTTCTTTAGCTATAGGCATACCGCTTTTACCAATTTTATCACCATCTACAAATACTTTAGACCAGAATTTGCGACGATCAAATTCACCACCAATACAAGTAAATTCTAATTCCATCCACTTAGCGGCAGAACTTTGTGACTGCTTAAACCACTGGCCTGATCCGAACTCAGGCAGTTCAATGTTGCCACTTTTGACAACGATAACTGCTCTGGTTACTGCCCCATTTGGGATGAGTGAGAACTCACGGTTTCCGCCTTCATCTGCTGGTGTTTCGTTAAGATTAAACATTGTTATTTCCTTCGCTTTGCTGCGTTTCTGGTTTTACAAATTCCAGCGGTTTCCCATTGGCTGAAAGTTTTGAACTCATTTTTTCGATTAGTTTACCCAAGTGTGGTTCCTCAAGCGTTGCCAACCGACCAGACCTATCCTTTGCGGGATAGCCCCATTGGTTCAATGGCTGACAGACAAATGCGCGATAAGGCCCATTATCTCCTGTTAGAATAGCCATTGTAATTACTTCATCAACAATTCCGGGCAATTCTCGCCCTGTCTTGCTGCCTTCAATTTGCAAGCTGTATTGCTTGCGGCTGTAATCATCTGTGGTTTCGTCCAAGATGCCCACAAAGATTACGTTCTTTTCGCGGATATGCTGCAAGTGCGTTAGCCACTGCATCATTTCACGACCATGAAGCCCGTATGCTGCGCGAGTGTCTAGCTTTCCTGTCCTGTCGGACTTAGATTCTGGCTGTTGTTGACACCATGAAAAGCATAAGCGTCCTGCTACTGTGATTGAGTCCACAAACAACGTGTCATACTTTGACGTAACCTTGAGTGGATCACCTTCTACAGACGATATGTAATCATAATGCGCTTGGCTATATGGTTGATCTTCTGCCAAAGATGGATTTGGCCCACCCAAGAAACATGCAAGGTCGCGGCATTCGGGCCATGACTGCGGACGCAGAACATCAATCGCGTGACCTTCGATTGCTGAGTCACCAGCTTCTAAGTCTACGAACAACGTTCTGCTACCTTCTAAAGTCCTAGCTAGTGTGGTTTTACCCACACCGCTTTGGCCGCATACCACAATCTTGTGGCCTTTCTTTTCAGATAGCCGTTGATCGGCTGTAATGATTTGGAAACTCATTATTGATCCTCGATTTCTACTGTAAAGCGTCCAACCTCTGTGGTACGGGCGGCTTCTAATGTTGACTTGATTGCAGGTGGCGCGGTTGTATATTTGCGCTCTTCTACTGCATATGTCAGCTTTGCATAATGCTGTGCATTCTCAGGCGTCATGCTGTTGAATGTATCGCGCAATGCGCCTTGATCCCAAGTGACCTTCTTACCGACATTGGCTTTCATACGCACATTGCCTTCAACAATGTGGGCTGTACCAAAGTCTTTGCCGTCAGCACGTAATGAATCACGGGCTAGTGGCAGGAATAAATCAGACAATTGAAGTTCTACATCTTTAAGCTCATCACGAAGCTGGACAATTCCTGCCTTTAATTCGTCACGGCGCTCAAACAGTGTTAGGCTGTTCATAACGTTTCTCCTATTTTGCTATAGTGTCCCAAGACCTAGCACTATGCAGCATAGGCGTCAACCATTTTTTTTGGTAATATATATTTCTATACCCAAACAAGCCTTCATCAATTTCTTTTTCAGTTTAAATTCAGGGGTTTCAACACCTTTAGCGTCTTCAACAATTTCTTCCCAAACGCCATCTTTGTTCTCGCGCTCATACTGAAAGTCCGCGACATAGGCGCATATCTTCTGGTCGTTGACGATCAGATTGAACCTGACTTGCAGTTCTAGGTTCCTTACGGTGCCAGCCCGTTCTAATGCGTGTAGGTATAAATAGCGTTCTGATTCCCACTTAGAATCGAACTTGATGTTGTGAACTACAACCTTCTTATTCCCGTACTTGGGCCTTGACCCAAACCTTCTGGGATTATATGGTTTTGATGATGCCATGTCTGGGAAGGAACCCCTATGCCTAATCCAAAAGAATACAAGTCTGTCGGTTTAACAACAGATGCCTATGATAAATTAAAATATGTTGCGGAACAAGAAGACCGTCCCTTGGGGCGTCAGCTTTCTCGTTTGATTGATCTTGCCTACCAGCAAATCCAGAACGCCAAGCGCGGCTATCGGCCCACCAACATTGGTGGGATTGGCGGCGCTGCTACCGTATCTGTCATGGAACTAGAAGACTAAAGCAAACCCGCGTTTCCCAGACCGCCAAGTAAAGTAGCCGCCACCGCAGGGTTTTGGGCGGCTCTTTCTCGTAGACTAGGCTGTTGTCCCGGCATCATTGACTGTTCAGGCAAACTTCCCGGCTGCACATCTGGAACACTTGTTCGGGTTTTCGGTTGTTGTGCCGGGGTGTTCATCTTCTTCATTGGGTCTCCCAACAAAGCAGTAGCTTGGTTTGTAGCTGTGGTTATTCCTTCATCAATGGTCTGCGGAATACCTTGGACTATCGCACCGCGAAACGCATCAGCCATAAGCTCACCAGCTATTTGCCTTCTGGTTTTTAAGTTGGCCCCTGCGCCTAGTTTCTTGTATTTCTTTAAGAACGAATCGTAAAACGTTCCTGATGAAAAAACTTTCCCGACAACTGTAAATCTTGCTAGTTTACCTAAGTTTTCTAATGGGTTAGCTGCAATGTTTGCAGCTACTAGATCACCACCACTGGCTGATTCGCCTAGCAGCTTCATAATCTTGCCAAACTGTTTCATATCTGCGGCGGCATCTGGGCCATATATTTCTATTAGTTTGGCATCATTTTTTGCCAGCCTGTCGCCAAACTTTGCAAACTGGTTCTTATCTGTCAGGAACGTTTTGTCAAAGTCCCCAATCAAATCATCCATATATTTTGTTTGAATTTGCGCAATTTTTACGGCCCCGTCAGGCTGAGTGCGAAGAATGCTGAACAGTCTTTTTACGTCTTCTGCCCTCATAGCATTGTCTGATATAAAGTTTGCGGCTTCAGTATCAGTTAAGTTACCGTCAGCCAGCTTTTTATTAATTGTGTTTCGTTGGAATGTAGCTAATTTCTCTGTTGTTTTTCTTAAATCTTTTAACAAACCTATAGCTGGCAAGTCAGCGCCAGCGTCCGTGAAGTTCTTAATCACACTTTCATCTACGTTCTTTAATGACAAGGCATTCATTTGTTCGGATAATCGTCTAACTTCTACGGCATTAGCGCCAAACAATTCGTCCGCAGTAGAACCTAAATCGTCTACTTTTTCTTTAAACCTGCTGGCTGAGAACTTGCCTGAACTGGTGTTCATAGACTTGTTCAGGTTTGTGCGCAGCCACTGCGCAGCTATCTGCTCTCTAATTGGCGCAAACGTGCCTGCTCCGATATTAGCGTCTATGGCTTCACCAGCTTCTTTTAACAGCCTTGCATTGTCGTTACGAATAAGACTGTTCATCAATCCTGCTGGATTAATTACGTCATCATTACGGACAGCGTTAATCAAATCTTTTTTACTGATAGCAGCGTTTATTTTTTCAAAGTTTTTGTTGCCGTCTTTGTAAAAATCACGCGCCCCTCGCAAATCTGTTGAAGCGTCTTTAAGAACTTGTTTTTGATCCCTAGTTAGACCACGCAACATTCGCCCTCTTGGGCCTCTTTGCAACGTGTTTGCAGCGCCTTGAACGCTTGCTACTTCCAACATATTGTCAATTTGGTGCATGAACATGTCTTCTACAGTCTTCATTGTATCAGACCGTATATTCATCATGTGCATGTCCCGCAAACTTTTACGCGCAACATACAATTGTCCAAAAGACGCTTTTTCGCCTAAAGCTGCAATATCCATTAAGGCTTGATACGCTTTTTGCTGTGACGTTCCAGCCCCAGCATTTTTATATTTTTGACCAAACCTAGCAGCTTCATCTGCTATGCTTTTAGTGTTAAATATCTTGGCGTCACCAGCTACGTTTTTTAAAGCAGCATCTATTCTTTCAAACCTTACTTCTACTCGGTCATCAAATCTTTTGTATGAGTCTTTAAATATGTTAAACAAGTTTTGATCTATGTCTGCGTCTTTAGTTGCAGCCCGACCTAAATTGTTCGCAATATTTTCCATGTGATTTAGAAGTTGTTTCTCACTGTTCTTAGCGGCTACAGACAACGCATCATCACCAGACTTTGCTGCGCCTTTTAGTGAAGACGCTACAGCTTGAACGTCAATGTCACCACTGTCACCAGTGCCACGCATCCAGCTTAAATCGTCCATAATGTTTTGATGGTTCTGACGTAGCCTTGCAGAAGTTCCAAGCGCCTTTTCCGATATGGCTTGTTGTCTTGCAACCAGACTTGGCGCACCAATGGCGCTTAGAGATGCCTTGTATCCTTCACTGGCGTCACGCCCTCTAAAGGTTCCCGCAGCCAGAATGTCATCTACCTTGTCTTGTGTCAGTTTATTGCCAACACGCCCTGTACCTGTCGCGACTCTAAATACTTTGGCTACCCCAGCTACAATACCCTCACCCGCGCCAGCTATTAACGCTTCTTTGCCAATGTCCCGCAGGACTTCACCAGACTCTTGCGCCTGTACGCCCTGTAAGCTCTCTGTGCCTTCTTCTATGGCCTTACCACCACCACCCCCAAGCGCAGCGCCAATGATGCCACCTATGGGGCCACCCACAGCCGTACCAGCTATAGCGCCAGTAACACCACCGCCTATGACTGTGCCAAGTCCAGTAAGATCGGAAAAGTCGTTTTTGCTGAACCCGGTTTCGTCTACAAGAACAGGCTTGTCAGTTTCTAACCCGAACACTTGTGCGCCTTGTGGTGTAAGAGCAAGTCTACCCCGGCTATCTCTGGTGTACTGATCTTCGGTTAGGCCAAAGCCTTCACGTAATACTTTTTCTTCGTCTTCAGGCGTATCTGCCCGACCTAACATACGCCGCAGCTTACCGTCCTGAATACCTGTTGTGGTATCAAAGCCAACGTCAAAGCCTTTAGACTTTGTTTC